ACCTACGGATTTATTTTTCAAACCTGACGGCACTAAAATGTATATTCTTGGCTCTAGTGTCAATGACGTAAATGAGTATAACCTAAGCACGCCTTGGGATATTACTTCTGAAACATTCGTGCAGTCGTTTAGTGTCTTCGCTCAAGACGCCTCTCCATTAGGCTTATTTTTCAAGCCTGACGGAACGAGAATGTATGTTTCTGGAAATGGGAATGACTCAGTATATGAATATTCTTTAAGCACTGCTTGGGACATTTCGTCTGCGTCATATGTGCAAAACTTTAGTGTAGCTGCTCAAGAAACAAACCCATCAGGCGTTTTCTTCAAGCCCGACGGACTGAAAATGTATGTTCTTGGCGCCCAAGGTCAGGATGTTAATGAATATGATCTAAGCACAGCTTGGGATATTTCTACTGCCTCCTTCCTACAGATATTTAGTGTCTCTGCGCAGGAGACAAACCCGCAGGGCCTGTTCTTTAAGCCCGACGGAACCAAGATGTATATTCTTGGCACTAGTGGGGATGACGTTAATGAGTATGACCTGAGCACAGCTTGGGATATTTCTACGGCATCTTTCCTTCAGAGCTTTAGTGTTGCTGCTCAAGAAGGCGGCCCACAAGGATTGTATATAAAACCGGATGGCACTGTACTCTACACTGTAGGAGCCGTAAACGACCGCGTCTACCAATACACCATCGGCGGGGTTAGTGTTTCTGCCCAAGACACCTCTCCACAAGGCTTATTTTTCAAGCCTGACGGTTTGAAAATGTATATTGTTGGCTCTAGTGATGATGAGGTAAATGAATATGATCTAAGCACAGCTTGGGGCATCTCTACTGCATCCCTTCTTCAGACCTTTAGTGTTGCCGCTCAAGAGGCAAGCCCGAACGACCTGTTCTTTAAGCCCGACGGAACCAAGATGTATATTGTTGGCTCTAGTGATGGTGAGGTAAATGAATATGATCTAAGCACAGCTTGGGATATTTCTACTGCCTCCTTCCTACAGACCTTTAGTATTGCTGCTCAAGAGGCAAACCCGAACGGCCTGTTCTTTAAGCCCGACGGAACCAAGATGTATATTCTTGGCAGCGCAGGGGATGATGTAAATGAATATGATCTCAGCACAGCTTGGGATATTTCTACCGCCTCCTTCCTACAGCTATTTAGTGTCTCTGCGCAGGATACAGTGCCGGAAGGAGTCTTTTTTAGGGATGACGGAACCAAGATGTATATTGTTGGCTCTGGTGGTGATGATGTAAATGAATATGATCTAAGCACAGCTTGGGATATTTCTACCGCGTCTTTCTTACAGCTTTTTAGTGTTGAGCTTCAAGAAATATCCCCATCAGGCGTTTTTTTTAAGCCTGATGGAACGCAAATGTTTATTTCTGGGGTTCGGACCAACGCCATTTACTCCTACACTCTCGGCCCACAATAACCACGAACAGATAGGAGACTTACAATGTTCGTCAAAACTACAAACGGCCAGATTGACCAATACCCTTACACGGTCGGTGATCTTCGTCGTGAAAACCCAAACACCAGCTTCCCTAAGAATGTTCCAGAAGCCACGATGGCTGAATACGGCATGTTCCCTGTGGGCTATGAGGCTGCACCAGAATACGATCCACTGACGCACCGCTTGCAGCACAGCAGTCAGCCTGTGTTGAATGACGGTAAGTGGGTGCTGACCAAAACTGTCGTGGAACTTACCGCAGCGCAGATTGCAGACCGTGATACTGCCAAAGGCAAAGAGGTTCGTTCACAGCGTGACAAGCTGATTGCTGACACCGACTGGATGGCTCTGAGCGACAACACACTGACCGCTGAGTGGGCTACCTATCGTCAGGCACTTCGGGACGTCACAAGTCAAGAGGGCTTCCCACACAGCGTAGAATGGCCTGAGAAACCTGTTACCTAAGGAGCTGCACTGTGTTTTACCAATTAGGAAAGAGAAGCCTGAGTAACTTAGAGGGGGTACACCCTGACCTAGTTGCTGTCGTTAACAGGGCTATCCAGATTACCAAGTCTGACTTCGTTGTAATCGAAGGTGTCCGCAGTAAGGAACGACAGAAGGAGTTGGTAGCTAAGGGTGCCTCTAAGACTATGAACTCCCGCCACCTAACGGGCCATGCTGTAGATATTGCACCTTGGCCTATCACTTGGGAGAAGCAAGCCTTTATTCCCATCGTAGAGGCTATGAAGCAAGCTGCTGAGGAACTAGGTATAGACGTTACTCATGGGCATGACTGGGGCTGGGATTCACCTCATCACGAACTCTCACGAAAGACTTACCCATGAGCAACGAACCTTGGCACCTAAACAAGAGTGTCCCTATTACATTTATCTTTGCAATCATGTGTCAGACTGTCGCACTGATCTGGTTCGTGGCTACACTGAGTAATGATGTCGCTAACAACAAGAACGAACTCGCTAGGTTGGAGACAAGAACTCAGAACCTAGAGGTGGTAGCACAGAGCCAAGCTGTCATGTTGGCCCGTATAGATGAGAACATAAAAGGCATTAGGGAGTTCCTAGAGAGGAGTCCATAGTGGTCCGTAAGTCATTTAAAAGGGAGGTAGCTGTAGCCTTACTTATCTGGTTGGTCTACATAGTAGAGGTAAAAGATGTCACTATCATTGAAGTCCTTGTATGGCCTATCTTTACGTTTGCTGCTGCTGCCTTTGGTATTGACGCTTACGGTAAGTTGCAGCAGCGGGGCATTGAGCCTACTAACGGGAGGGGGACCGAACGTAGCAGCCAACACACAAGCAGGCAAGACCAACTCCCAGACGATTGGAACGACAAATAATATCTCACCTAGTGTGTCAGACTCTCAGGTAGACAAGGTTGACCAAAGGGTAGTTACCACTAGGGTAGCCTCTGATAAGGTAGATGTCGTCACTGTCAATGAGACACCCCCTTGGTTAGTCATAGCCCTTGTCGTCTGGTCCATATTCCTCTGGCAATTACCTTCACCTAGTCAAATTGGTAACTGGTTCTCAAACTTATTTGGTCGTAGATAATAAAAAAGCGCAGGCATCCAACTAAGGACACCCACGCTCTCATTCATTAGCCCTCGTTACCTTAACTGGTAGCGGGGGTTTTTGTTATTTCATCAACCTGATTCTGCATGTCAATAAGGTCTTCCTGTAGATCAATGATGTCGTCCTGTAGTTCCTCTACCTCTTCGACAGTAGCTGTAGCAAAATCTGTCAGCGATTGATTAAGACCCACTTGCATACCAACAAACTTGTAGAAGGTATCTACTCGCCAGACTAAGTACAAGGTCACAAGAAGGTGTATGGCTAAAGCACCCCAGTATATTTCCATTAGCCCTCCTTCTGCTTCTTCAGCATAAATAACTCTAGTCGTGTCGTGTACCAGATAGCCTTTCGGATGTCTTCGATCCCATTCTTATAGCGCCAGCGATGATTGTACTTAGCTATATTCCCACGGAGGTATCCAATGTATTCATCCTCTGACAAGAAGTCTTCGATGTACTCAATACACTCAATCTTACCACCTGTGTTATAGTGAGCTGGGCTGTTCACATTATCCATAAGGTTCCTTTCCTTCTTGTTCCTGTCTAAGATGTATTTGTAGTATGAACCCAAACCCTAAAGCCCCTCTTTGAGAAAGGTCTTCACCCACATAGCTGTGATGTCTGACCTTACGATGTCTTCTACACCAAACTCAATGATGGGTACAGGTAGCAGGTACTTCTTAGCTAGATGGATAACCTTTGACAATCCATCAGCTTCCTTGAGGTCGCTCTGTTGCACATCCCCATTAAGCACAATAGTAGTGTTCTCACCTACCCTTGTCAACAACATCTTAAGTTCGTGGGTCGTAATGTTCTGGGTCTCATCAACAATGATAAAGGCATCATCAAAGGAGCGACCCCTCATAAGGGCTAGAGGAGCCATTTCTATATTATTATTCTTGATGCCTGTTTCCACTGCACCCTTACCCAGATGCTTCTCCAGTACGTCTAGGACAGGTAAGGCCCAAGGCATGGTCTTCTCTGTCAGGTCACCCTTGAGGAACCCAAGCTCCTTACCGACAGCTACATGGGGTCGTGTAATGACGATCTTGTCAATCTGTTTGGTGACATACAGGTCAGCAGCATATGTCGCTGTGATATACGTCTTACCTGTACCCGCTGGACCTAGCACAAACACTTGTCGAGAGGACTTGAGGGCTGCTAGGAACTCTCCTTGCTTCTCTGTGCGTGGGACTAGGCCAGATGTCTTAGCCTCTGACGCACCTTTGTAGGTAGTCTTACGGCGTGTCCTAGTCTGCTTCTTTGGTGGTCCATTGTCCATGCGAAGATGGCCTTTCTCTAAACCTTACTCTAGTTATTTGGTCCTTCCCGCAGGACTCGAACCTGCAACCTACTGATTAGAAGTCAGTTGCTCTATCCAGTTGAGCTAGGGAAGGTAGTAGGAGTTACTTAAACGTCTTCTCCCCAGTTAAAACATTCGTACCTCTGTACATAGCGCCCCTGTGATTCTGCAAAGAGCATCGCACTCCCAATGTCCCGCTCGCAGTCTTCCAGTGAGGTAAAGATAAGTCTACTGCTGACAGCCATACAATTAGGTGGTCCGTCCATCATGCAGATCATTGCTAGTGCTGTGAACATGACAGCCTCCTTAGGTTACATAGGTGAGCAGTTTAGGCACATGCTCAGGTGTAATAAGTTAGGTCAAGTCAACGATCTCACAAGAACCTACGCAAGCAAAGGTCTGTGATCCTGATGTGTTATCTTCAACCTCATACCCAGACAGCTTAGACCAGTCGATGGACTTAGGCATGATAGCAAGAGCATCTTCATAAGTCTCTTTGTCGCAATCCTGATAAGGTGCCTGCTGGTATGTATGCTCACTAAAGGGCAAGAAAGACACACCTGACATCTCATCAAAGTGGTTGTAGACAAAAGCACCTACCTCGAACCACTCATCCTTCTTGACGTTAATTGTCACGGAGGGCTTGTGTTCGCACCAGTGACGTTGATAGGCCAGCCACATCTCAAGCTGTTCGATAGCAGTAAGATCAGATGTAACGACAGCCTTGTTAGGGGCTTTCACTGGGAAACTAAACACGACAGTCTGATCTGGCTTAAACACGTCAGGTTCATTAGGGATGCCTTGGTCCCGCATGAACTGTGTCAGAGGGTCTTTAACATCTCCACGAACAGTCCGGATATAGTAAGGACTATGGCGAGCATGGATACCAGAAGCACTATCAACCAACTGAGAGACGGTCCCCGAAGGCTTGACGCAAGTGATCGCCGCAGACACAGGAATGCCAAGGCGTTCAGCCCACTCAGCATTAGTAGCAATAGCAATGGATTTAAGATGGTCAAGTGTCTTATCCAATCCTCTGTTCTTTGTTGTCATAAGAGGGTTATCCATAATACCAGTAATGGACACACCTAGCAGACGCTCTTCGTCAGTGTTCTTCTGCCAAATCTTACGCAAGTATGGGAACTTGGTGTGAGTAGACTGAATAGTACCAAGGATAGTGGCAAGACGAACCTTACGCTCCAAGCTCTCAAGAGTGTCTGTTGCACGGACAACTACTTCTGTTAGATTCATTTATGTTCACTAGCAGTCGCAAGTTACTAGCGGTAGCGTGTTATAACCCAGTCAGCAAACTTTAGCAGTTCCTCTGGTGAGGCGTCTACCTTCATCATGTTTGCACGGTGAGAGACAACCATTACATTGCCTTTCACATAACCCTTGTTATTGTCGATACGATCTAAGGCAGGGCTGTTGGGATTACCACCAGAACGACCTTTGTGAACGACAAGACTAATACCCAGAACTGGGCAGTGGGTTGGGATGTGGATGTCAGAGAGTTCAAGATTAAACTCATGTCCACGTTCTTTAGCCCTAGATTGCGCCCTACGGAGCATCTTCTTTTCTGGGGCCTCAGACTTAACACGCTCGGAATTGCAAGTTGGGCAAAGCGTAACGGTCTTGCTGGTAATAGTAAACACATTGTCGCATGTCTTACTAGAACATTGGCGATTGGTTTCACCAACAAGATTACCTTCACGATTTCGCTTCATACTACATCTCCGTTCTCCTACATGTTTCCATGCAGATCAGACTATATCATCACCCTAAAGTTAATAGGGGCAAGGCACTTCCACTCGCTTGAGTGTATGGACATTATTGACTGTTCTAGTCTCTCGTCCTAGTCGTTGAACCTTCCACATCATCCCTGATGGGCTTGGCTGCTGATTACCATATGCTATGCACTTAGGCTTCCCAGCAATTCACCTTGTTTTACTTCTGCTATCTTCTTAACAGAACTGATATGGACGCAAGATTATCTCGCTGCAGGGGTTGGTACCATACTCATAGTTAGGGTCACGCCGACCATTCTTAGCTGCCTGCTTCTTTGATGCCTGACGGTTAAAGATACCACGCTCACCAGAGCCACTCTCTACCAGAGCCATCCACTCACGCATAAAGGACAGGCTGTCAGGCTTCTCAGTGTAGGACACAGAGTTGTTAGCCAATGCCCGCTGTGGATCGTTCTCCCACCATGAGCCACTCTTAGCATGGCGCATACGGTCATCTGACAAGTTGCTGAGGGAGATCATAGCAGAGCGACGAACACCGCCTACGACAACAACCTCACCGATCTTACACATGATGTCGTGGCACTCAATAGAGGAGAGCTTGCGACCCTTGGCTTCAGCAAAGACACGAACGACAAAGTTGAACAAGTCAATGAGAGGCGCTGGGCCTGATGCACGACCACCAAATGTCTTCAACTTTGCACCAGCAGGTCGGACAGCAGATACATCCCACTTGGGAATCTCACCTGAGTACAGCAGTGCAATAACTTGACGCAGTGCCTTAGCCCAACCCTCTTTACTGTCCTTGACTACAATGGTCGTAGCACTCTTGAACAGAACCTCTGGCACCTCAGGCAGCTTGCTGATGAACTGACGCTCCACAGAGAAGCCCACACCAGTGCCACAGAGCAGGATGAACATAGCCTCGTCAAAGGACTTAACATCGTCTACAGGCATGTAAGAGCAGTTGTAGCCTGCTGTGTTGTCACGGTTGAAGGCAGTACCAGCAGTCATCAAGGCCCGCATACTCGGCATGACCTCAAGCCCAAGGATAGCCTCTTGAATGTCTGTGGCAGTGGAAGCATCAACCTTACCGTCCACAAGGTTATTCATGTACCGCTCTACGGTCTCAGACCAAGTCTCTCGTCGTCCTTCTTCATCAAGCCATCGTGCATAGCGTGATTTGTGAATAAAGGATTGGTAGTCAGTTGGAAGGTGGTTGCTCATTTATTGCTCTTTCTTCTTTGTTTCATCTAGTCGTTTCATCATAGTGTCAGGGACACCTAGTGCCTCTAACTTAGCCTTAGCCCTGTCGTAGTCAAGCCTACCCTCTGCGTATTGATTTATAACACCATCAGCAGCTACTAGCCAAGCTGGGATAACATTGTTCCAACTCATACAAGGTCACTCAGATCAACAGCAGGGTAATCCAAGTTCTTCATAACCTTGCCATCAGCCCGTCTTTGGATGGTCCCGTCTGGTTGAACACATCGACCCATGTTATTCTCATGGACCCGTAGGGTAGCCTCCATCAAGTCCCAGCCCCTTGACCGTGCATAACCAAAGATGACGTAAGTAAGGTCAGCAAGCTCCTTTAGCTCTTTTACCGCAGAGGCAGACTTAAAGAACTCATGGTGCCACTCGTAGTACTCTTCCCGCATCAGGTTGGCAGACAAGTCAGGGTCACTAGTTTGACCCATAGTCTTGGCAAAGTCATCTACCATCTGTGGGATTGTTGGGCTGTCTTCATTCTTATTGTAGTAGGCATAGCCCATCGCTTCCATGTCTTCTAGTGTAATCATGCTAGTAGCACTCCTCTTTGCAATTAGGGCAGATGTTTAATCTGGTCTTACCCTGTTCTGTGTAAGTCTTAACTAGCACCTGCTTACCAAACCTGCCGAACCCCTCTCGACACCCATACATAGATGCTACCGCTAAGGCTTCCCCCCTGTTGCCCCCATGCTCTCGGAGGAAATAATCGTAAACTCTTTCGCCATTTAGGTCAAAGCCACACTCTTTACAAGAACCGTGGTCGTCTAACGCCATTACATGGTCCTCCCGTAAAACTGTGTTGATGTGCTAGGTGGCATATACCCATCGAATAGATACCAACAGCAATTATCTTTCCCTACGCTCTTACTACCCTCAATCCACTTCACTCGACCTACAGACACTACCTTAACACAATAGGTCATGTAAATAGCTGACTGCCTAGTGTGCATCCAATCTGCATCGAACAACAACCAAGTCGGGCAAGTGTTTATCCAATGTTCTATGAACGGATGCAAGAACTTTCTGTCCCAAGGTGGGTTTGTAATACAGAAGTCAACGACACCCTGTTCCCCCATGTACAGACTGAGAGCATCATGCTTGAATATGTCAGGAGCTTGTGGCTCAATGTCAGACTTGAACAAGCACTCCCCATGACCCTCAGTAAGCTCCGTGATGTGGTCCACTAACCTACCGTCACCAGCACAAGGCTCTACATAATCAAATGCGTATGGCAAGTGCGGGATCAGAGGTTCTACAGCTTGGATGGGTGTGAAGTAGGCATCCCTATCTCGTCTTATGTATTCCGACCTTTTACCCATCATCATCCTGCCTTTTCACAGTAGAGGTGAACTTCTCTCCATCTAGGTAGTAAATAAGTGTAACATTAAACTGAAGGCCGTAGCCATACTTATGTGCTACGTCAGCCATTTCAGTAAATACAACATGAGGGGCAACTTCTGGTGGACCTTCTTTACGATTTCCCATATAGTTCACTCAAACGCTTCAGAGATACAAACTCAGGGTCATAAATCCCATTAGAGATGTTACGCTTGATTACAATACCCTTCCACCAATCTAAGTTAGCCTGCCCAGCCCAAGCCTCTTCTGCACCCTTGAAGCAACCTGCCACAAGACCAATGGCACCCGCAGCATCCTTGAACTTCATGTCACGCTTATGTGAGTGACCACAAGTAGAACTCTTGAACCTGAGGGCAAGCAGTGAATTAGCATGGTGCATACCACTTAGTGCTGTCCCGTAGTTACCAGAGCTGAAGTAATGAGCATAAGACACGCCATCATACTCAGCAATAGCTGGGGCTGAATTGTGATACTCATGGTACTCATCGAACCAGTGCTTAGTCTGCAAGTGAGAGAATGAGATACCATACTTGGACCCTTCTAGTCGTGGGTCGTGAGAAAGGGCCTTCTTGATACGGTTCTCGTGGTTCCCCTCAAAGCCAAAGTAAGCTGGTTGTTTACGTCGATGATACTTGAACTGCCAACGCATACGCTCCATAGCGTCATTGTACACCTCAATATCCTTCTCGTAGGACTGACTTACGATAGCCTGTGGGTAACGTGTGTCATAGGAGTTCAAGGACTTCATATCGGCCCCATCCCCTAAGTCAACGACATAATCAGGCTTAAGGTCGTATAGGAACTTGCCTAGTATCTCGAACCTGTCGTTGCTAACCTGCGGGTCTGTGTGTGCGCAGCTAAAGACTACTGCTGTTTTACCTGTCATATTAGTCTAACTCCAATAGTGTGACTTTATTGTCACAATCTCTTTGTGTCCCAGAGGGCATCCCCGTAGCCTTTCTTGTAGGCATCTTGAGCCTCTACCTTACACTGGTAAATAGTAGCCCAGATACGAGCTGCATTATCGTGCTTGTCAATATCTTCTGCGGTGTAAGGCTTACCCTTTGCAGCAGTGGCTTCATTTACTCTGTTTAGAAGTTTCATTTATCCACCCCTCAGGGATTAACTTGTCATCATACAAGAAACCGTTTTTGTCGCACCAGTCACCATAACTAGTCTTTGATCCCTTGCTTATCTTGGCCTTACTGTTGCTGAACACAAACCTGACGTCAAGGTGGGGATGCTGCTGCTTGACCAATAAGTGTTTCTTACGATCAGCAGCAACAAACCTACCCTTACTTTCGATTATGATGCCATTAGAAAGTTTGAAGTCAGGTGTGTATGTTCTCGTTTCGTTGACTGCATACTTTAACTTGAGCTTCTCATACTCGAATGGGACACCTAAACTCTTTAACTGGTCGGAGATACGATCTTCTAGGCCAGAGCGGTAACCGTGCTTTATTCCTGCACTGGTGGTTCCCAGATTTCTCCCTCGTGTCGCCTTAGCCAAAGCAGTCTCCCATTCTCAATAATCCGATCTAAGTTGCCATCGTATGCCTTTACGACAGCTCCCCAGAGTTCGTCCTCATTACTACAGTCTGCCAGCAGCTTCTCAGCCTTCTTAGGTCCGATACCGTGGAGACCTACGATGTTGTCAGCACGATCCCCTGTGAGCAGTTGTGTGTAGAAGAAGTGTGTCCCCTCGAAAGGCTCTACCTTTTTCCACTCATTCCTACCAAAGTTAAAGTGCCAGCAAGGCAGTTGCAGCATGTCCTTATCAATAGAGGCGACAACACAATCATAACCTAATTCTGCTGCACCCTTAGAGATAAGGTCGTCTGCTTCCTCGTTAACGCTAACAACAGCACTATACTTGTCGATCAGATGTTCCCTAGTTGCACCAAGGTGAACAGGTTTTTCTGTCGTGGCCCTGTTACCTTTGTATGGGTGTGACTTTGCTACATCAAACCTAAAGTTAGTGCTGCCAGTAAGATATACTTGAAAGTCTTGCTCCGAAGGAAACGGGAGGTCAATCGTTTCATTTAAGATATACTCCATGAGTTCATCGACCTTCCCGACAGCATCCTCAGGGAAAAGGTCTTGAGTAGCAAAGGCTGCTCTGTAAGCTACAATGTCGCCATCTACTAATACTTTTCCCTTGCTCATACTAAAACTTCCCGAAGGTTACTTGACCATCGTCCTTTTCAAATCCTACGTCAGTCACATAATCAAAGCCTACAGCTTGCATTACCGACAAGAACAAAGCTGAGATTTGAAACAGGTCTTCCATGTTGTCTCGGCTGAATGTGTAAACACCATCGTAACCGTCATAATCTTCCGTAGTCTCTACGGTAACTGTAATTTTCATTACGCAGCCTCTCCATCTTCAATCATAAACAGTTTGTCATCTTCACTCGGACCAGAGCCTTCGTAAGCCACATGGTCAGTAACACCGATAGCCTCAAGACGGACACCAGAGCCATTAGAGTAGGTAGAGAACTGGACCTTAGCGGCTGTCCCGTTACCCAATGCACCATCATCCCCCAACGACCACCAAGCCTTGTTCTCAGCTCCGTTAGTCAGATTGACTACCTTTGGTTGCCCACCGAAGTCTACCTCTGTCTCTACATCATTCTTGTCAGTGAATGTCATCTTGTGGTCATGGAAGCGTGTCAGCTTGATGAACTTACCGATACCGAAGTTGTTACCCTGCTTGATGCGGTCATTACCCATTGGCTTAGGGTCTAGGCCACCTTGCAGCAACTCTTCGATCTGATCTTCGTCTGTGAAGTATGCGTTGACTACATACTGACCGTTAAACTTCTTTGCTTTCTTGGCAGCGTTGTTGTCGTCGCCACCCATATCTCGGTTCTCTTCAAACACCTTTGGGTATTCGAGGATCATATCCATTGTAAACTTAGCCATGTCGGGTTCCTTTGTTTAAGCTGTAGGGTTTACAGCACTGTGTTGGTAATATACTATAAGTTCATTTTGACGAATCTGTAACACTGATTCGCTAACTTATTTACTCGTTACTGAAGAAGGTCACATAGTGTTGCATAAAAGACTCAGTTGGACCTAGTGGATGTCCGCATAAGTCTTACCGAACTGCACATCAGTCCCAAGTGGGACGTTCAGCTTGACCCTCTTGTTGAGGATAACCGCAGCATCGTGCATGATCTTCTCTACGTTACCCTCGTCACCTTCCTTAACCAGAGCGATGATCTCGTCGTGGAACTGGCCCACAGACTTGATACCGTTCTTACGACAGACAGCGACCCAAGTATCAAAGCAGTAGACACCTGTGCCTTGGTTCAAAGTGCTGAACCTGTCCTTGTCACTACGCAGACTATACCAGAAACCAGAGACAGGGTTCTTTAGCCACATGCCCCCGAACAACTCCCTAACCTGTAGTGTGCTGGCAACCTTCTCAATGGCCCAGTTACGGGACCAGAAGGCGTCTAGCAGGGTCTTAGCCTCAGACTTGCTCATACCCGTCTCACGGGCCAGCTTAGGCGCTCCTACACCGTAT